ATTTCTGTGGCTGTCTTCAACTTGTTTGCAAGAATCGCCACCTTATAATTCTGATTAAACAGAACCTGATGCACTATCTCACCGATAAGACATGTTGTCTTTCCTGACTGACGAGGGATTTTGCAGATGGTAAATCGATTGTTGTGAACCGATCTAACAATGTCTTTCTGAAAGTCATACAGAGTAATGGTCACTAGACCCTGATCCAAAGTCACAATCTTCATGTGGTTTTCCATGAAGTAAACGGGATCTTGGGAGCATTTGATGTACTCCTCTAACTGATCCTTAGTGAATTCAATCTTGATGTTTCCACCTTTGAGCAGCGGATTGCCAAGATAGGTATCATCTGTTTTACGCATTACTTGGACTCTTCAATCGGCTTCACATCAATCATTTGCTTCTGCTGCGCCTTGATCATCTTCTGTAACTCTGCTGTGCTGCCGACGAAGATACTATTGTTGGTCACGCTTGCCGCTTTAGATGGTGCATCTTCTTTCTTGATGTCTTTCATGCGACGGTGTAAGTCTATCAGTTTGGTATTTGCCTCAAGAGTCTGACCGATTAACTGTGCGACCACTTCATATGCACGGGGCTGCTGACTGTCTTCAGCAAGTTCAAGAATGCCTTGTATAGCACTATTGGACTGCTCAATCACAACTTTCAGGTTCCTGCGAACCTCGTTGTAATCATCATCTGCCTCAGATGTCTTATAAGGTTTAGATTCAACATCAGATTTGATTGGCTGAATCTTTTTTGGTTCAGTCGCATCAACATCGATATCAAGTTCTTTTGCTATATTGAAATTAGAGTTCATAATCATCCTGTATTTTCCGTAACGACAACTGATGCGCCACCCGTTTTTCCTAAGTTGTTCGGGTCATAAGTTAGAGGATTAGAATCAGGCTGTGGCGTGGCAACAATATCAGCGTATTTTGGTGGGCTAGTCAAACCAGAATCAATAAAATCAGTATCAATAAGTGTTGCCTCGGTTTGTGTAATGAGTTTCTGTCTCTTGACAGGACCGTACAGATACATCTTTGCAGTAAATTGAATATTTGAAAGTGTAATCTTCCTTGTGGAGTAGTCTCCATAACTCCCATCATCACCATCACTCATAGATGACGAAGAGAATACGAGAGGAACGTCAACATCTACATCTGTTGGCTCAACAGCCTTGATTGTAAAAGTGAATTCAGGACCAAACATCGGAAGAATTTGCTCCATTATTTGAAGATTGTCATCCATTGTTTTAGTCATGATACTCAATGTCAAAGTCATGTTGTATGGAACCTTCTCTAATCTACGATACAAATCGTTATCTGAAGAATATGCAACAGTTTTCTGTATGCTGTTTAACTTTCTAGAGGAATCGTATTGGAGGTTACCAATTTCAAAACAAAGTCTAGGTAAATAAGACTCTATCTTTATTGGTTGATCGAAGTCCTTACCGATTCTATCAAGCCTAGCCAAAAATTTTTGCTTAGGTCCATATGCGATTGGAACTTTGATTCTTTCAATCTCACTACCATCAGCACCTTTTCTCGATACATATATGTCATTAAACAATGACGCAAAAGCCACTACAACTTTTCTGATGGTGCTGTGATAGTAATAATCTGTCATTGACAGTTCTCCGACAGAGTATATTCACGAATTGTTATGTCATTCACAGTATGTAATTTGCTTTTGCAAAAACAACTGGACCGCATCGAAGATTCAATCGGGACAACTGAACTCAGACAATTTCCTTCTGAATCTTTATATTCCTTTTCGGTAAAAAGGTAAGGAGTTTTGTACTCTGAGGAATCAATTTTCCACCTTTTGACATCTTTTGGTAGTGAATTTAAATCGCCCAACCCTGTGCAGGGAGAACTTGAGTTGAATGTGATCACTCCTGCGGGAATCGCTCCGAAACTTACACCCGGCCAATCGACAGACAGACTACTGAGTACTTTGGATACACAAGGTATTCTGAACCCTCTGCTGTACTCTTGATGCATTCTATTGAACCAAACAGGATTTATTGCGGGAACTTTCTTTCCAACAACTTTTGCGTTTATGTAAGACATCCACCAATTTTCAGTGAAAGGGATGACATAAGGATGGTGCAAATCGACATTACCGTCCCCACCACAAATTGCTGCTCTCCATGTATAATCGCAAAAAGGAACTCCATCAATAGGAAGGTATGGAACCATCCCATTCTCTACAAATAAAGGGTGAACAGTATCTTTACAGATTTTTGTTACAGAGTTGTTTTTCCTATATTGCGAAAGAGAATTTACAGAGTGTCTCCATTTATCCCATAATCTAATGGTTCCCTGTTCACTCTTGTCACTAACAGAAGCAAACCAATTTATCCAATACTCTTGCAATTTCTGACAACCTGATATACCACGAATTCGAACATTTTCAGAATCGGGATGTTCTGTTGGTATCGACAACTGAATGTCAATTTCTTCAGAACACTCATTGTCACCAAGAAACTTCAATTGTCTGGCGTTACAGCAATCCCTCAGATTTTTAAGATTAGAATTCCATAACGGATCTTCTCTCAACCAAGGGATGAAATAGTCATCAGTTTGATCTTTTGATTTGATAGGAAATCCCTCAACACGAAAGTTATTAGTATCTGACAAGTAAACATTTTTCGTGTTGAGGGTTTCCATATCAATCAGTTATATCATTGCAATATGATTAATCAGGGTCGGCGGGGCCACGGCCCACCTGGGTTGGGAGAGGTGTCCCCGAATGGAAGTGGTCTTCCAACTTCTTTAATACAATTTTCCTCAAGATACTTAAGTGCTTCTAAAACATGTGTTGCATTGTCCCTAACTCTCTGCCTCTCTATTGCAGCGGGTCCGCTGGCACCAAACTCATTAAGGAATCTTTCAATTAATTCCTTGAGGGTTTGCATTATTCTGTAACACTCAGCACTCATCACTCCCTTTTCTAAATCCTGAATGTAACATTGAATAAATTCCGGACGCCGCCATGTTGAAATGCTCTGCAACAGATACTCATTCGGCCAGGACAATCGTGTTCTTTGAACTGCCGCAAGTGCTTCAACGCAACTTGAGAAAATTGGTTGACTGGCTCTCAGTCTTCTTAGACCATTTTCGATATCTATCGTTGTAGAGATGATCAGTTCTCCGCAGATAGCGTCATCACTAACGACAGGTCCACCTGGACCACTGGTATCTGGATCTGGAAGTCCTCCATCCTGAGAATCAGAATCTGATGCTGCTCTAAATCCAAGTTTCCGTCTACCTTCACACCTGAAACAATCAGGAAGAATGGTCGATGTATTTCCTAACAAATAATCAACTATAACGGAGCAGTTGACATCGTTTTCACGGGCGGGTGTGTCGGGATTATCCACACAACCCGATTCTATACAATATCCTGTTTGCGTACACGGCGGATTTTCGTACCCGTACCCGCAGCATGGCGATGCTCTACCAAGTTCTCTGGCACGCTTCACTGCTGAAATTGCACAACATTCCTGCAACAATTTTTTGATTTTTTCGTCCAAAACCTGTTTAATTTCTTCTATAGACTTATGTCTCAGGCTTCCGTCTTCACATCTGAGAAAATCTTGAGGACATAGTCTCATATTTGGATCGAATAATTTATCTAATGCACACTTAAGAATATCATTAATTTTCGTTGGGTGTTCTGTAAAATTATCACATAACTCTTTCATACGATCTATACATGCTTGCGGAGCAGCAGGCATAGACTGATCTGGACGTAAATTATAAGGATTGTTGCTCTGTGGTGAACTTGGTGTCCCTGAGTCGGGCAACTCATAACCTGATTCAGCCAAACATCCTCGTATACGTTGTATAATGGCTCCCGAACCAGGTCCGCCTGAGTAATTTCCCCATATTGGTGTCCTTGGAGTCCATTCATCAGATTTCAGAATATGCCAAAGCGCACATGGAGACTTCAGCATCAAATTCCCTATAAGCATGGGGAGAATAATACCAAATATGGTATCAAGCCATTCATTCGTACCTTCCGGCGAGGGATCAAGACTATTCGGACCAGTTAAACAAGGTAAATCTCCATCCACATTCCCACACCCACCTCCAATGAAGAATGTGTCAAGTAATTTAAGTACTAAGTTTTTCAACTTGGTGCCGCTGACAACACCATCTGGCAATAAGTTTTCCAATAATCGTGATACCAGTTCCAAACAAGAGGCCAAACTCCTTTGTAAGTTTCCCCTCTCAATTGGACCAATTCGGTAAAAGTTTCTTCGTGTAGTACATTGTCCATTCTCATTACAATCTGTAAAGTAATAATTATTGTAGCAGTCCTTCATCAAACATTTTATGATTGCTAATCTATATGACAATGTGCTTAATCTTCGTTGCAGTACACTATTACAGTTTTGTGCAATTGCATCCGATAAATCGGTGAAAATATCTCCTGCTGCATCTTCGGGTGAAGAATACTCCACTAGAGATGCATCACTTGCCATTCTATAGATAAATGAATTGCCTTCACCCTCATTATAGAGATCTTCAAATTGTTTCAGAATGTGGTTCCATCGACCAATGTTCCCACCAACTCCCTTTTTATTCGCAGCAGCATCTCTATGGCATTTGATCCAATCAACGATGGTTTTGATGTGTGATCTTGGATCTGTAATTCCTCCAACGCAGTCAACACCATAATTGAATAGTGGAACGCCGTCATATCCATTAATCGGAGGATTAAAACTGCATTCTCCAGCAAATTTTTTGTCCGAGTAATTAAAGGGCCACGATTTAATTCCTGATGGTAGAAGAGTATTGTATTGAGTATACAATTCTCCTGCCTTGGTCAGTGCATTACATGCTTTCTTTCTGCTCTGTCTAGACTTCCACAAATCACTAGAAATATATGCTAATGAATTGAAAAATTGTATTGCATCCGCATCTACAAAACTGACTTCGGCGGGTTTGGGCAATGCATCATGCCCAAATCTGTTGATTTGTGATGGATCGATCAGTGCCGATCTGTACCATGTGGGGGGTTCAGGGCAATACCCTCCCGCAATACCTGGAAATGGAGATGGCGAATCAATGCACTTACAGCCTTCAGGTGCCCAGACTGGTGCGAAACCTGGTGCATCATCGGGTATCGGAGGTAATTGAGGAACAAACTCTCTCCAAAGTTGCGGATCTCCTGGTGTTTCTGGATTAGGACTACCATCTTTACAGACGCAAATCACCTTTTGCTGTCCACCATAGTAAATAACTACCTTCATACAATCTTTGGTCAAATCCTGTCCATCAGACGGGAATAGGTGCGGGTAAAAACTACAGTCTTGAGATCCACCATAACCAGGTGCAATTAGTCTATTTGGTCCTGGAACGGGGAAGAGTCCTGAGTCAGCAGGAACTGAACAAGGTTGCTCTGTATTGAATTCCAAAACTCCAGCCAGCCTGCAAGAAATTCCCAAAAATTGTGGATATGAACGCAACAATTTCTTCATAAATTTGGGATTTAATACAGGCAAAGGTTTGCCATCACGCTGTCTAGTATTCCACCATTGCCACCACTGCTGTGAGAGTATGGGCGTGAGTGGTCCGTGGGGACCATCGTTATCTGCTGCTCCATTCAATGCATAGCAATAAGTATAATCACATAGACTTATACCTGGAGGGGGTAAGTAGGGAACAACGCCATTTTCAACATCACTAGGATGGACAACGCCTCCATTTGGACATTTTGGATTTCTTTGTTCCGGTGGTGTATCCCACCATTCTTTCAATTCTTTGAGGAATTTATTGTATCTGTCTACTAATGGGCTTATTTGCAAACCAGGTTGACCCGGTAAGTCTGGATCTCCTGATTCTAGTAATTGTTGTGTCCACCAGTTCCATAAGGTTATACAGTTTCCGATCATCCGTGCTAACTGTTCCTCTGCAAAACCATTTGGATTACGATTTATTATTGCCCGAACATTATCAAGAAAATCGCAATCGTTAGAATCCAATTCCTGAAGTCCTTCAATTGGTGGATTTCGATTTCTGTAAGCGTCTTTAATTCTTTGTAGTTCGGCGCAACACTTCACGACTTGCTCACGAACATAAATTTCAGGACGGAACTCCCACCCTGGTGGAGTGACAGGACCACCTGTTGGTGTTATGGCATTGGGATTGGTTACTTCTATAAGATTAATGACACTCAGACCATCAGGCAAAGTTTCAGGGGTAATAGAACGATATTGTACCGATGCATCTGTAGAAATCGATTGACCATCGTTATCTGCGAAATCATTAGGATTAAAAGTTTTATTAGGATTTAGGGAGCCGTCAAAGAGACATGAATTTGGATCGAATAGAACTTTGTCAATGGCCTCAAGTGCGTCTTTTAAACGACATTCGTTAGCAGTACTCTCATTATCCAAATAGCGCAGAATTGTACTCTGTACTTGGTACAACCAACTTATACATTTATCACCACATGCAGCAGTATTAGATTCAGCGGTATCAACACATTCAAAAGGAATATAATATCCTGGGCTAAATATGCGTCCCAGAAAAGTGCCGTCGTCTACAGGCAGAATAGGTAAAGAGCAATTCCGGTCTATTTCCAAAAGAGTAGCAAATAATTTCCGCATTGTTTCAGCACAACATTTTGATCGGTCTCTTTTTGACTGACCAGTTGAAGGTGGAATGTTGATCGATGGATTATTTGGTGTAAAACTGTCGTTTGGATTTACCTGAAATGACATACTAATTCCCTTTACCTTGGAGTTATACAGTTATGTATGATACTTGGGTTCCCGAACTTGATGTTGCAAATCATAATGAAAAGTAACTTATCTTTTAAATTACATGTCATCAAATGGATTAGTCTCATCGAAATTTAGAATGGTATTGGCTTCAGATTCAATTTGTGAATTATTTGCTATATCCAATATTCCAAGTCTCTCTCTACTTGTTGAAGAGGATATTTTTGCGTATATGGAGTTGTCGGATTTTGTTAGGTATAGTGGGGTTTCACTTGAGCCAAACAGCCACTTACCAGAAACATCGGCAATAGAAAGTACTTTCGGAGAGAGTCTGCTGTCGATTGATTGAATTTTCGCCCGTGCAGTTTCTCCCGAAGTTCCTCCCGTAACTGAACCGTCTTGGAACTGATATACGAAGTCGCCTTTTCTGAAAGATCCCGTTCCATAGGTGGCCTCCAATCCTATGTCTAATTTGTATCCTGTCTCCTCATTAATTACATCTATTTCCTCTATTCCAGTATTGAATTCCTCTTCGCTGTATTGGAACAATTCACATGTAAGTTGATACGAAAACAATTTACCTAGTTGATAAAACGGATTTTCGTGTTCAACAAACTTTATCTCAAACAATCCACGATTCAACGGAAGAAACAGCAAGTCTCCTTCTAGTGGCCTTTTCTTGCCAGTCTCTCTCATGAACCTCTTCTTGGAAACTGTAAATTTAACACTATCTCTGACCTCAAAACCAAATTTAGTGAAAGTATCTCCACCCTCAAATGCCTGAGTAGTATCCATGTACATTTCTATCATTGAGAATGAATTAAACCTTGAATACCTAGACTCGCCAAAAAGATCATCCCTAACAACCAAATCCCTTGGAATGTAATACATCTCCAATCCATGAATTTTGATGGCTTCCACGGTCAAATCCTCGACCAGATTCTGCTCTGGCTTGTAGGTATGATTGTGAAGTCTAATGTATGGATTTAATGCCATCAGTTTATCCCATCATGAAGTCTGCTGGTAGTTCGTACTTGGAAACGATATCTTTCTCAAGATTCTCTATTTCTGTGTTTGCTTCCTGAACAATCTCTGTTCCTCTAAGTGTAATATCGCCAGGCAATTTCACTCCACTATACTTACTGAGATTGACACCCCATTGTTTTTTCAGAAGAGCAGTTGCATATCTCTTCAACAATCTGTCTTCATATATTTCAGGGTAAATTCTGGGATCTAAAATTCTGTAACACTCTATGATCAGATACATTCCAGCAGTCACGTTTTGTGACCAATTCATGTCAATATAAAGTCTATTCTGCACTCTACTGAATCTAACGCTCTTTTCAGGAGACAAATACTGTCTAAGCATTGTCAGATACTGTTGCGTCAAATCGTACTGAACTAAATCTATTGTTCCAAATGTGTACAGATCGTTTAGTGCATACTGATATCTGATGTCGAACATCCCAACTGATTGCTGTGTGAATGGAAAAATTCTGGTCACACTTGTGACGAGATTCTCAAGTAAAACATCATCTTCGGTTGTATCGGGACTTCCTTCGTGGATTGCATCTTGATCAGAAAATCCACCACCAAGAGATTTACGATTTGTGGCTCTCATCTCAATATAGCCACGCTGAATATCAATCGGCTGAACTTGGTACTTTAAATAAACCTTTTCAACACCATCAAAGTGATACTCAGAGAAAAACCGTAAAGCATCGTCTAAACGATCTTCAATCTGTTCTTCCGCTAGATTTATTTCGATTACGGGTGCGCCGAGTAGTCTTAGGCAGTACTCCTTCAGTTGTTCCCGAGAGGTTATCGCTGGCATTGGACTTCTCCTTCATAGGGTATTTATCCTTTACCATAATCCTCTTCTTCTGTATTTCTGCTATTCCGGATTGATCATAACTCTTCTGTTCGATAAAATGCTCCCAAAGAGCAACCACCAGTTCAAAAATATTAGGGTATTCATTTTCTCTACAAAAACTAGGATCTCTCAGGGAATCAACCTCAAGATTTATTTCAGAGTCTTCTTTGGAGATCAGAGACATCAAAACACTGAAATCTCTCTTTCTAGAGATATATCTTTCTCCGTCTGTCCATTGTCCACTAATATTGGATGTCTTTCCATTAGTTCGAACAGTCAACTGATTTCCATCATAAATCAATACTTCAAGCCCACCTTGCGGATTGTAGTTTGGTTCAAGAACCTTGAAGACATCAATTGGTATCTGAAGATCGTCAATATAAACTACATTTCCTATTTGTTTAAATGTTGACATGCTAATCTCAAATTGGTGGTAATGTTGGGGTATAGTCTTCTAATTCAACTATTGACAATTCGGGTGACTTTGTTTGTTTCGGATTCTTGAATGTAACATCAGCATCTTTGTAAATTGCAGATCTCTTCAAAACAGTATCGACACCACTTGTGTTGATGTCTCTGCTCACAACGGAGACATTTGTTGCAGCAAGGCCAAGAATTGGAATATCTCCCTTACCGTTTGTGTTTGCATCTGTTAATGTCACATTACTGTTAATTGCGAATATTGAATAAGTATTTGACGGTAATGAGTCAACAGAAGCAGACGCACCGATTGGAATATATCCCCCGCCCATAAATCTTATTGGGTGATCGCCAACTAAAGATCCAACAATAACAGATGGTGAATTGAGAGCCACTAGAGATGGACTACCACGAACGATTGCCGCTGTATCTGACAGATCATCAATTCTGATTCTTGATCCATTAGAAACAACAGCATAGCCGTTTCTAGCGAGAATGGTCTTTCCTTTTATTTCTGCATCAGAATTTACAAGACTAACACCAAACTCATTTCGATTGATTTTTGCTCCCTTGATTCTAACTTTAGAATTGTCAGCGGCAATAGCGTTGTAGTTTGCTCCGAAAATTCCACCTTCAACAACTACTCTTCCTCCGTAACTGTGAATTCCACAAGGGAATCCATATATCACGCTATTGTACATATAAACGTCGCCCATGGATTGAACACCTACGCAATTACTAGATCTTCTAGGCTCGGCTGCTGTGGTTGTTCCGCTTGAGCCGCTCATGTCCATGACGATCACAATTGGATTTAAGTCGTATGCTCTTGCACCGCCTCCAATATGTACCTGTGTTCCCTGATCAGCAACAACAAATCCATTTGGATTTCTAACTCTGAATATGGTTGTGTAGATTGTCATCGCAGACAGTCCAACCGACGATCCCGAGAATGTTGCGCCATAGGGAATACCGATTGGAACTCCTGCCGTGGCAGTAATCTCAACATTAGGAATTTCAAGAATGAAACTTGCAGGACCAGACCAACCATTTGAAATGCACGGATAGACACCAATCATAGATGTCAAGAATCCAAATGTACCTCCAGATGAACCAGAGTGACCACCGACAGAAGGATTATTTCCAGAATATCCAAGTGGAACAGTATTTGTAAACGCTAATTGTTCTGCGCCTATTCCGGCAAAGTTTCCAGTTTTAACTATCGGTTCAGTATATCCAGTTTCGCTTCCAAGACACTTGAGCAAAAATCTGTTCGGTGCAGTTACTCCTAGATCATATGCAGGCAAAACTTGAATAGTTGATATTGGCACATTCTGTACTGATCCATCTGCACCACCTATAGCAACCTTTTTGTTCCCTCTAATCGAGAATGCTCTATCGAGAACATATTCTCCGGGAGAGAAAATGAAGTTTGTTTGCTCATCAAGAGAATATTGCTTCTCAGATACAAATAGAGTGTAAGTTTCTTTAATGTCTCTTGTTTTGAGTTCTGATGGTTGTAAGAACGAAGATCTATAACTAGTTCTCAACTCACCGAAATATGTTGGCTCTTTCGGGTTGAAATCATTGATATGAGAAACATCGTTCAAGAAATTGGCAAATAGAGTATTGTTATTTCTGAGCACCGATTTGAAATATGAGAAATCCGTTGGCTGAGTTAGTCTCGTAGAAAGGTAATTATTTGTGATCCAAGTTGTGGGT